AGAACGCGAAGGCGAACGGAGTTATGACGGCGCTCAAGGAAGGTACGAGTGAGCCTGAGCCGTTGTATAATCAGCTTACAATTGATCTGCGCGTCGGTGTGGATGAGGAAGGTTCTTATAGCATCAATGAAGCTCCTTCTCGCCGCAGCCTGTCTGACGAAGATAAGCTCCGTAAGCAGCTTACTGCTATGGGTGTACCGGCTGACAAGCAAGAAGCTGTGTTGGCTGCTATGCTTGCTGCTATGGCGACGCCGGAAGAGGAAGCTGTCACGGCGTAACAACAGCGTCTCATATTTGTGTCAGTGAGTAACTGATCTACAGGAGCAAGGATTTAAACGGGCCTTGCTCCTGTATCTTTATGAGAATCTTAGCTCAGTCTTAGGTCAGAGCACCTGCAAAAAGTTAATATTAACGTATTAACTTTCGCAGGAGGTCGTTGGTTCGAGTCCAACAGATTCTCACTATGGTCCCACAGACAAGCCTTCTCGCGGCGGGACTGAGCGTATACTAATTGTCTATCGGCTCTCACTTGCGAGCCACCAAGCACAGGGATACGGGAGTCCAAGGCCCGTATCTTAAACGAGGCAATAAACCTGCCTGTGCTATAACTCAACCTCTTTAACTTCTTAGCAGCGTCGCTGCGAGAAAGGACGGCGTAGACGTGTACCTCTACTACGAACACCACCGCAATGCTCACGGAAAGACAGTTCTCACCGAGCTTCGCATCTCTAGTTACGGCAATGGTCAACTTGCCATCTCGTGGAGAAATCCCGCCGAGAATACCAAGTTTGATATTTGTAAAACTGTGTTGAAGTCTGTACCGATAGCGTATCGCAGCTACGACGAGGCTAACAAAGTCTGGTCGTATCTTGAAACCTACGGCGAGCAGGTTATTGAAAAGCTTAAAGAGGTTACAAAGCCTCTTGGAGAAATCACCTGTGTCCTCGTCGAGGGCTTAGCGTCGCAGTGTCTCAGCGGACGTATTGATTTATCAGGCAAACGTAAGCCTGTAAATGTACAGGATTTCTTCTACCAACAAGCAGCTCCGACAGCTACACCAACGCTCACGAAAGAGCAGATAGCGTCGAAGCTCAAGCTGATCCTCGGCACCGACACAGTAGATAAATCATCCTACCGTCGTGCGGCGCTACGACTTCACCCCGACAGAAATAACGGCGATGGCAAGCCTATGTCGGAACTTAACATGCTATGGCAGGTGTATAATGCGTAAAGCGACATGCAAGATTGTATACTGCACAGCCATACGTTGTGAAAAATGCAACTCGCCGTTAACAGCTTTATGGCATCGTCTAAACGCGCCAAGTAAAGCTGTCTTTTTCTTATGCTGATATTGTCAAACAGTAATCGAAAAAGACAGAGGTTTAGTAGAGAAATAGCAAACAAGGAGAACGTAATGTCCTTCAGCATCACCAACCCAGCAAAAGTCTTAGACGCCAAGCGCGCTGCTATAGAAGCAGCAAAAAACGCTTCCGCATCTAAAGCTCTAGGAAATGGCTCCGAGAATAAAGCAGCCTTGATTCGCTTTATTCCCGCCGCAGAGTGCCCAGACAGAAACCGCATTGTCTTCGACGACAGCGGTTCTATGTCTGGTCAAATCGAGAATGCAAAACAAGGCGTCGTAGAGTATTTACGAAACTGCATTCCTAACCAAACAGCGGCGGCGATACACTTTATGTGTACAAAGAGCTGGAGCACGGCGTTGCGCTCAGACTTGCCACAACTTAGCGCAGACTTGCAAGAAGCACAGCTGCATCTTGACAACACGCCATTCTTCAATACGTGCAAAGCTGCTTTAGAAGCTACACCTGTGCTCACACGCTTGATTGCATTTACGGACGGTTCACCGACAGATGAGTTGCAGGCAGAAGAACACGAAACTAGCGCAATGCAAGGATTTTATTCTCGTGGCGCCGACTCGTGGAAAGCTTCCGCCGATGTTATCATCAAGATAGCGCATAATATCGGTGATCAATCTTTGTCTGGGGGCTACGTCTCTAAAACCTCTGGAGCACATGGTCCTTGTATCCCTATCGACACCGTATTCTTCGGCGTAGACTCTGAATGGTCCGTCCGTGAGCGTGAACTCCTCAAATATCTAAGCGACGCTACCGGCGGATATTTCATGGTGTTTGATCCTGCGAAGGTTAACTTCAGGACAGCGTTTAAGTATCTAGCGCCGGTAAACAGGCTCATGCTTGCGTCCAGCTCATTCCGTGCTGAGTTAGAAAGCGGGAAGAAATCATGACCGATCTTCTAGTCTGGCTCTGTGTCATGTGCGGAGCGTATGTGCTGATACTGTTATTCAGGGGCCTATTCTACGCTGCTCAGTGTCTTGAGATTCTTTGGAGAAGGGATAAAAGTTAATGCTTCCCTCTGAAGCTGCAAAACAACACCTAGAACTCCTAGCACAGTATCCACCGCTTGTAAGGCAGCAAGTCTCTATCCTGACACGCAAGATGCTGGTGCTGGGATTTTCTGCTCTCTTTACAGAGCTGATAGAAGGTCCGATAGTTCGTACTTTCTACTTCAAGCCTGTCGGAGAGCCTAAGTTCTCTAACATTCTCAACAAAGAAGAAGAGATAGCAGGCAGCCTCGCCGTAGAGTCTGTACGAATCGAGCGTTCTCTCGGCAGCGTCTCTATCTCGGTGCCACGTGAGGATCGTCAGACGATACAATTTGACGCGTGCTTACACAAAATGCTCACGTCAACAGAAACATCCAACATGGCCCTGCCGCTGTTAATGGGCCAATCCACGATCGGAGAACATCTCTATGCGGATTTGGCAAATCAACCTCATCTGCTCATTGCAGGTGCAACAAATAGTGGTAAGAGTGTCTACACGGCCCAGCTTATTTCTTCGCTTAGTCTCTTTCGTAGCCCAGAAGAGCTTGAGTTTATTCTTGTGGACACAAAGAACCTTGATCTTGTACTATTTAGGGGACTTGAGCACGTCAAGTATGTTCTCAACAACGTCTCCGATTTACGAGCATCGCTCAGCCAGTTACTTGAAGAAGTTAGACTAAGAAACGCTCAGATGAGCGGACTGGCAAGGAATATCAGGGAGTGGAATCAGATGGTTGAAGGCTACTACAATCCTGATAGACCTGATCTCAAACAAGATAAGAAGATGAAATACAAAGTCTTAATTGTGGACGAGCTTGCTGATGTTTTTATGCAGGATGAGGCAGAACTTAGGCTTATAGAGAAGAAGCTCCGTCCACCTACAATCGAGTTCTTGCTTCAGCAAATCTCGCAAATCAGTCGCGCCGCGGGAGTACATTTGATCCTTGCTACACAGCGTCCCAGCGTGGACGTGCTCCCCGGTACAATCAAAAACAATTTCCCAGCACGAGTATGCTTCAAGGTTCCAGCGTCGGTAGATAGCCGTGTAGTTCTCGATACTCCCGGTGCCGAAAACCTCCTTGGAATGGGCGATTATTTGTATAAGATCGCCGGTTCTGATACCGTCAAACGTGCTCACTCAGCGTTCGTGAGCATGAATGATATAGCTAACATTATTGCTCAGAATGAGCAGATAAGGAGACAGTATGCCAGCGGCTAAGAAATCGAGAGTTAACAGTAAGCCTACTCTCATTAAAGTAGGTAAACATTATGTATCCACTGATAACGTGGCAGGATTCAAGCAAGCTAAACGTGGCCTCTACATTCTTCAGCTCAAATCCTCTCCAGAAGCGAAATATCCACTCTGGATTACTGAAGACGAATTGGCAAAGGCATTGCCATTCTTTAACATTGCAGGATTGTAGGAGACAATATGAGTCAATCTGACGCAGAAGCAAACCGTCTTATGGAACAGCAGAGGCTTGGTGGCGATTATAATCCTGATTACGCAGATGGTTTGCGTGATCCTGACGAGATTCCGGATGACGACTGTTGTCCTGAATGTGGTTGTAAGCTATGTTTCGACGTTATAAATGACGAATTCTACTGTCCTGAATGCGATGAAATCGAGGACATCGAATGACCGTCACTCAAATCGCCGAAGCTATCTACGATAAGCTCTACGAGCCGCTTATCGCACCGTCCACTGTCACAGACGCCGTCGCTCAAGCAGACATGCTTGCAAAGCTGTTTCGTTTCGAGAAGGTGAAACAAATCAAAGAAACTCTGGAGAAGTGTCAATAGCTTGAGAACGCTATCTCTAGCGCGCTGCACGGAGGCACCCTGCGGGTTTGGGGTGCCTCCCAAGGCGGCGAAGGGCTAAGTCGCTGATTCGATGTGTCTTAACCCGTATGCAGCCACCCTTGACACGGCTGCATACGCCCTGTTATGATGGGTAAGTCGCCATCCCGCGACCCCGGAGCATACCAGCCAATATGAGCGCACGCAAAGATCTAACCGTCGGCACCACAATCAGAATCCTTAAAACACACGCAGCGGCACTAGAGCAACTAAAGCTCAAAGATGGTGTCGCTACGTCTGTTTTAGTGCGAGTATTGCTACAAGAATACTTTGATGGCAGGATTCCACAAGCAGAAGAAGCAATCGCGCTAGATTTACAGCGTGCAGAGCAGGCTCTACGGAGCGCACAGTTTAAGCAACGAACAGCGGTATAAGGAGCAACAATGCCAGATGATGATTTTGTGGTTAGGGATATAGCTGATATAGAAGGTGGAGAGGACTTCAGAAATGAAGAAGCTTCAGATTCTCCAATCGAAGCATCAATCGAAGAGGACTCGGAATTTCCTGTGGAAGTGTTTATTCCTACGGACGAAGCCGAAGAGATTAGCGAAGCTGAAGCAGCGTCTACCAATATTCCACTTCCAGCTCCAGCAGAAGATGTAGGGCATCTTACACAGACGGTGTGTGATTGTTGTCTTGAACTGAATTTGACAACGAAGACAGTGATAACTTGTCAGAGATGTGAGCAAGCATTCTGTTTTCACTTCGCTTCATCGGTAGATCCGATGTATTGTGTGAATTGTCTTAGCGATATTTCGATGCAGAAATCTATTATCACTAAGACCTATGAGCACACAAACCCAGAAACAGGCGAGCACACATTCTACCGCCGCCGTGCTCGTGAAATCAAGATCGACGGCCTCGACTGGCTGTTTGCTCAGCGGAAGATCATAGAACTCAGCGACGTTGAGCTTGATCTGACGATAGAGTATCATCGGAACATTCTATCACTGATGATTACCGAAGGCGAGCAACGTCGGACTGCTAAGATGCATCGGTATGCTAACGTCAAGATGCACATAGCAACGCCTTCATCTACGACAGTAACAGACGCAACTCACACGACGGTTAAGAAAGTACGAACCGTCTCAAAGAACAAAGCCGCAGAACAAATGGCGGCGTTGCTGAAGAGTATGCTTGCTAAAGGCATGACGGCGGAGATGATCGCTAGGATGGTGAAGAAATGACGAAGGTACAATTAGAAGATACCTTGAAAGCGAGACAAGCAGAGATCGTAAATCTTCGCGAAGCTCGTCAAAAATTGCAAGAAGAGCTAAGAGCTTCTAGCAACGAGATATTCAAACTTCGCAGAGAACGCGAACAAACTGCTATGACTGTAGCGGCGGTTGGAAAACTGTTACAGATTACTTACGGAGAAATCTAATGAAACCCTCCACACAACTCTTAGAGTTTCTCGAAGCTACACCGCTACCGTGGATTCACTACGACTACACGAAGAATAAGCTGATCGTGGTCGTGGATAACCACCTGCTTAACACCTACCGCAACTGTCCACAGTATTTCTTTCACTCCAACGTAGAAGGTTGGCAGAAGAAATCTGACCTACGTGAAGGCGAGAAAGAACGCGCGTGGTATCTGGAGTTCGGTATTTTGATTCATAAGATGCTGGAACTGTACTACCAGCAATTCAGGCTCTCCAGCTTCGACGTAACAGAGTGGGCTACTAAACGCGCTGTCTCCGAGTGGAACGAGATGGAGATGGACGTTCATGTTAACCACAAAGAGTGTCACATGCTCGGTGGCGTTCACGGATTCGCAGCGTTGCTTTATCAATACGCTACTGTAATGACGCCGATGAACGAGAAATTGCGTGTTCTCGGCGCAGAGGTTTCGTTTGGTCGTGGCTATGAAGTTCCACTTTACATCGGTGAGGACATGGAGATTTATCTCGCTGGTCGTATGGACCTAATCGTAGACGACGGTTACTTTATCTGCCCTCTCGATCATAAAACAATGGGCAGTTTCCGTGGCGATCCGTCTCTGCAATTCGAGACAGAGGAAGGGCCTACCGGCTATATCTTCGCCATGTCAAAGATTCTTCCAACGTTCGTACCGGCGGAGCAGTTGCTTAAACGTGACTGCTCAAAGATTCTGATGAATCTTATCTCTAAGAAGCCTACCGATAATCCACAGGAACGGTTTAAACGTTTTCCTGTTCGTAAGTCAACAGCCCAACTTGAGATATATCGCCGACGGATGGTAAACACTGTTACACATCTTGTACAGGATCTCGAAGGTTACTCAGATTCTATATATGGTGTTCCACGCAATACAACCGCTTGCACAAACTGGCATATGACCACTTGTATCTTCCGTGACGTATGCCGTCAAGCTTCGCCTGAAGCAGAGGAGGCTACTTTAACTAACGGCTTCCTCAAGTTGCCTATTTGGAACACAGAGGAAGTCAAACCAACAACAGTTTGAGAGCAGGAGAAAAGAGTACAGCATGTCAAACGTAACGAAAATCTACACAGAACTATCCACTCTTCCCATCGGCCTAGGACCGGGACAGTATCAGATTGGTAAGTGCTCTGGTATCCTCGACAATCACATGCAGTGCTGGCGCTCGGCGGATATTCTTGTCACTGTTGTAACGCCGACGGAGATTGAAGAGAAGATGGTGGATGTTACCACAAACTATCAACTCTGCCGCCGTCACGCACAACTGGACCAGCAGGCATACGAATCAGCGAAGGTAGCAGAAGCAGTTGATGTAGAAGAGCTTAAACCTATTTCAGCGCCGTCTGTTCCTGCAGCTGCATCAACCTCAACCTTCACTCCACTTCCAGCAAAGAAATAACCGCAACGTAGTTGCACACGTTCTACAGGAGCAGGCACTAAATGTCCACTCAACCTAATCCCTTCGCTGGTATGTCAGGAGTACGCTCTGAAGATATACAAGCAGAGGTTCAACTTCGCATCGCAATCTTAGGAAAGCCAAAGAGCGGAAAGAGCTGGTTTGCAGCAACTGCACCCGGCCCTATACGCTATTATGACTTTGATAACAGGTCGGAAAGCTTAGAAGGAAAACCTAATCTCTACATCCTTTCTAAACCTACGATGCTTCAAGTGGAAACAGATTTGTCTGTTATGAAAGCAAACAAGATCAAGAAGCTTCCACTTCCTACAACCGTGGTGTTTGACAGTGTGACTTATATGAATCGTGCGATGGAAGAAGAAATCTTCCGTCAAGATCCAAAGCTCTGTCGCACGATTCGTGTAGGTAATAGTACCAGCATGAAGATTCGTAACGGCTGGGATACAATCAACGGCATCCAACGCTACGTCGAGTATCTCGTAGCGGAGTTTACCACTCTCGGCACCAACATTATCTTCGTGTTTCACGAAAAGGACGAGAAAGATAAAGCGGAGTCAACCGTTGATAAGACAGCTTACACAGGACTTGTCACAACTGATCCGCAGTATCTTCAAAACAGTCTAAGCCTTTTCAATGAAGTCTACCGCATAACTGTGGACGGTAACAAGAAATATGAAGTTACCTGCCGTCCTAGCTGGGATGTTAACGCATCAACAACCATGCTTCTTGACGATAAAGAGAAACCTGATCTAATGGCGATGATTGCAAAACATAGGGCTAAGAGAGCAATGCTGCCCAAGAACGCGTTGCAAGTACAGAGTTAGCTTTTACCGATGGCGCAGCCATCCAGAAGGAGTAAACGTTATGGCTTTTAAAATGGGATTCTCGCGTGAAGAAATCTCCGGACCAGTTCCAGTTCCAGCAGGTTGGTATACACTACAGATCAAGGGCTTCCGTCCGAAGGCGTCGAAGGATAAGGAGTCAGTTTCCTTTAACGCCGAGCTTGCTATCATCAACAACCCAGAGTATGAGGGTCGGCGAGTTTTCGTGGGCTTGAATACAAAGGGCGGTTGGATTTTCCCTGACTTCGTTCATGCTATAGGAATGCAGATGGAAGTTGTGCAGGACGGGAACGAGGGAACTGAGAAAGAGCAGCTTGCGTTGCCGGGAGTTTTTGAGGGTAGCGATACTCACCCGGATGATCCTTCGCAGTGGAAGTATCAAGGACCACTCACGAACGCTACGTTGGAAGCTGAACTTGCAGAGATTCCGGCGTCGGCACAGTACAAGGCGAAGAATGAGGTTCGTCAGTTCAAGTGTGCTGTCGCGGGTTGTCAAGACAAGCATTCTACAAATCTGATCAAGAACTAAAGCAGACGGCACGGGTACGGCGAATTCAGCAGCCGCCGTATTAAATGAAGAAGGCTACTTACATTCTCGCCCGTGGAATGCTAGAACGCTGGTCCGAACTCCAGCGTGGCAGAGAGAAAGGGGAACCATGCAAGTAAGTGAAATT